ATCAGCTAGCTCAATCATACTCTGGGCAAATGGAAGTGTACTTGCACTAATATTGCCAGCAGGAAGTCTATTGATTTGTTCACTTGGATTATTTGTCCAAAGAACCTGACCGGGTTTATCTGTCATTCTATTGCCCGGAATTTTAGAAAGTGACTTTGACATCACCACTACTGGGTTACCTTGTAGAATTAAGTTATCCATCCCTTGACTCAAGGCTATGCTTGATCCGACTGCCAAGCTCTCAATCACTTCAGGTTCACCCTTGCCCCAAATTGAATGAGCTGATGGATAATTTTTAAATGTTACCAGTGGCATAAAAGCATAGGGGGCTTTTTCATCTTGGAGGAGTGTTTTGCCAGCAAATGTGGCTAGACGAAGTTCACCCCCTTTGTAATACCAGCATTCCTTCAATAGAGCTTGACCCCCTTTATAGTCCTGTGAAGAACCATCCTCCTCCAAAGGACTTTGAGATTCTAGTTCTGGTACTTTATCGGTAGCATATTGTTTATTTAATTTTATAAAAGCACGATATTCATTCATTTTGCCCTCAGCACCAACCTTCTTCCCGTACTTCTTTTCAATAATATCTACATATGTTGGAGTAGCAAATACAATACACTGAGCATCCTCAATGGATGTTGCCAGTGGATCAATAAATACGGTAAAGGGGTCTGGTACAATAAATGCAACCTCATCATCTACAATACAGGTCTTTAAAAAACCATTCCCATAAATCAGTCCATCACGTTTCATATAACGAATTGCACGCTGTGCTTTTTTATCAGCCATCACCCATTCAACAGCTTCCTGAGCTTTTAAGGCAGATTCAATCTGACTCTCTTTTTTCGGCATCAGGTCAACCTTACTGGGACGATCAGTAAGAATTGAAAACATAGTTTCTACAACACTGTGTATTACGTTAGGTTCAATACGGGTTTTATATTTAGGAAGATTAAATGGTTTTAACATTTGACCATTGTATAACTCCTCATTCCTACGCCACCGTGCCACCTGTGCCTTCCGTGCGTCCTTTGCAGATTGGAACATTTTCTCCAGCTCATTCACCCTGTCAAAGTCTTGACTGGCATACTTTTCAACATTCACATCCTTTGGATAGTCTTTAGCCACTAATCAGAACCCCCACCCTGTGGTTCACCACCGGAAGACTCAACAGGATTGTTATAAGCTGGATTCTTTTTCCGTTTCTTTTTAAGCTTTTTAACCATATGTTCACCGTAAGCTTTTTTATATTTCTTAGAACCTACCGGGTATTGTTTATAGTGATGTGGCATTTTTAATCCTTCCAAGTATATGTCCAGCCATCAGGGTCTGGGTTTATAAGTCTATCATAAGCTATTTGATCTTTTGTTTTCTTAATCACAGCTTCCATTGGAGATTCACAATGTGTTAGCCCATACCTACAAGCATCTACAGCGTGATCGTCAAGTGTGGTATCTAAATCCTCTGGACGTTTTTCATCTATAATCATTTCAGGTATGGTTCTGGCTAGATTAGGAGCACAGTTTTTAATAATAATAAAATTAGGGGGCTTATCTGTAACCTTCATAAGCTGTGCCATATTACGCCATCCCGAAATTCGTGAATTATTAGCCGGGACTAAGTTTGGAACTAAAGGCTGGCTCTGGTCACCCTGCAGTGCGTGGGCTATTGAAGCATCACTATACATTGAGGTTTCTTCCTTACGCCAAGATATTGGATTGCGAATCCACATACTGGGATCACCCAGTGTCATATTGATATTCTTTCCGTGATTCTTTTTATATATGAGTTCCCCCACTTCCATAGGGTGCTTTTCCTTCCCATATATTTCGTCATAAACAAATACACGGTTCTTCGGAGTGACTTCAAGCCATATAGCACAGTGAGGAGCACTGTAACCCCAATCAAAACCAATATATCTATGATTAATCTCAGAACCGAACCCCAATTTTTTAGCATCTTCTTCCCCCATAATATGATATGCTGGATTCCACTCAGCAAAGTAAGCACCAGCAAATACATCCCAGTCACCCAAACGCCACATACTGCGAAGTGGTTCTGGAAGACTGTCCAAATACTGCACATAAGCAGGGTCAGATTTCTGGAGTGATGGGTTGTCATCTATTGTTGCTGGTATATAAATTCTTTTCCTTTTTGAAACGGGGTCTGTAAAAGCTTTATTTGATTCCTTAATACCTATCTGCCATCTGCGTTTAATCCATTGATGCCCCACATTTCCGGGGTTACAGGTGGTAAATACTTGAGGTGAAATAGAACAAGTAGAACGCACGGAGGATAATAATTTTAAATAATCTTCTTCACGTGGTATTTGACCAAGTTCCTCAATAAGAAGTCTTGTGATATTCCAACCTTGGAACTGAGTGTAGGCATCGGAATCCTTGAGGTGACCAGTATAAATCTTTGCTCCAGATGGAAATTCAAATACAGTTGGTTTACCTGAGACCTTTGCGTGCACATAAATCTTACGTGCTTCATCTATCCATTGACGTAGGTCTGTGTGATTGCGTCTAATCACCAAAGCAGTAAAGCCGGGATCTTCCGTGCCTTTCAATAAATAAGCAATTCCAGCAGAAGTTTTACCACCACCCCTAGCTCCACCATAATTTATTTCAAATACAGAGTCTGGCTGTGATAGAGCCTTAGTTTGCATTCCCGGATGTGGTTGCCATAAAATGTTCATTTTTTCAATTTCTTTTTATAATAATTAATTCTGTCAGTCTTCTTGACAACATCTGTTATATTAAATTTTCCAGGTGGGCTTTCATATTCACCAGTGAGGTTTTTGGCACTATTTTGAAAACCACGGGGCTTATTATCATTTCCTGATAAAATACTTTCTATAAGCTTTCTACGCTTTTTCTTTCCTACTTTTATATTTTTCTTAAACCGTCTCTGTTTAACTTCACCCATATCTAATATCCTTTTTAAAAATTATTTAATTATCTCTGATCCTGTAAGGCATTTGATTCCTTATAAAGCCTATTTTGTATTTCTTTTAATCTTTTAGCTTCAGCTATAGCTTTAGGGTCAGTTTGATTTGGGTTGTTTTTCATAAAAGACTGATATTCATCTCTAGCAATTTGGTATTTCCCGTAGGACTTTTTCCACTTCTTGGCTAATCTTTTCTTTTTTAACTTTGCAAGTAAGGTCATTTCTAATATTCCTTTAAAAAATTATTTGTAATCAAGCTTTGCTGTAATCCTACTGTTGATGGGTATATACTACATACGTCACTTCACCGTCGAGGATTTCTGGAATCAGATCAGGCTGACGATTTATATGTACCTGTACCTTATTACTGTGTGTGATGCCATATCTGGTACTTTTGGCAACACTCTGGTCGTGAAGCACTTGACTTGTAGTCGAGTGGGTCATTCATCCTCCTCTGTCTCTGGCAGTACCACGTAGCCTTTCTCAGTTGTTTCGATCTGGAGGTCACTGCTCTTGAGTGATGGAATGATACGTTCAATAATAAGCTTTGCTGATGCCAACGCATCCTTATCTGGGTTATCTGTACCCAAGGTGTCAGCTACCTTGAAAAGCTTCGTTATAACGCTACTGACTTGAGGGTTATCCCTGAACTGATCCACGACTGTCTTCCCTGCTGGTGGTCTACCGTTAGGGTTGCCAGATATACCTTTAGACCAGCGACCTTTTGAGTCTCTGCTCTCTCCTTGTTTATAACCCTGTTTTACTGGAGTATCCTCCTCAGAGGTAGTAATTCCTGCTTTGTCCAAGGTTTCTTTCACTTTACGTCCTTATATAGTATGGTTTCTTCTTCAATCTGGTTGTTCTTTTTCCTCACGTTTATACCTTTATTACCAAACGATTCAGCATAGATACAGTTTCTGCATAGCCGTTGAATTTCTGGGGCATAGTCTTTGATATACTGTGATTGTCTATATTGATATTCATTTCCGTTCCTTATTATCTTTCCACATCTCTGGCATTGAAAGGTTGTCTTGGTATTAACAAGTCTTCTAATTAGCCTCTTCAAAGCTCTCTGGTTCATCTACTGGTTTGTTGTAGTCTCTGTAGGTGTCCCAGTTGTATGCTTCTGGCTCTAGTTCTTCCTTTGTGTTATCCCCTATAGTATTAGGAGTAATAGTGTGAGGTTGAGTTAACTCTATGTAGGTGCTTTTTATGTAGAATGCTCCGAGTCCAAATCCAATCGTGCAGAGTGTTCCACCTACCACTGCTCCCACTACTATATATAAGGCTTCGTGCATACTTGAGAATTTAAGGTGCTGTCAAGTCTTTTGTTTCCTCGGTTTTCACAGAGTA